GCGTTGTTCGTAGAATTGATCTCTCATTTCCATATTCTCACGATACCCCTTCATTAGTGTATTAAGCTGTGTTTCAGCATATTCTTGCTCTTGAATTTCTTCAGGATTTGGAGACCACGGACACCAGACACCAACTTGAGCTACGAATATATTAAACTTATCACCCATACGACGTAATAATTCAGCACGTGTTTGAGCCTCTTTTTGTGTTTCGTATGTTCCACGAACTTTGATACCACGAATAGAAGTTTGGAAATCATTCTTTTCAAGATACTCCTTTTCTACTTCACCAGAGTTGTTTGACTTAAAGAACTTAAAATCTTCTTGAAGATCATTACCAGAGAATAAATGTCCGTAATTTTCACGAATTTGTTTTAATGAATCTTTTGCTTCAGGATATTTATCGCTCAAACCATTGTACAATCCATTAAGATCACTTGAAAACTTTTCAAGATATTTTTCAAGATAGAACACTTCTTTATTACGAATTAAATCTTCAGGGGAGATAAAAGATAGACATACATAATTTTGACCACGAATTGGTTTATCTTCATCCAGATAATCTACTTCTTTTGTTGAAACTAATGGTCCTGACATTTTAAAATATACTTCAATAAATATTTTTAATATTATCTTTTTAAATAAAAAAATCTTATTATATATTAATCTTATAATATGGAATACTCTTTTAACATGCAAGAAGTTTTCACTCGTGTCGTAAAATACCTTATTGAAGGTCTTGTAGTTGGTATCGTTGCTTCTCTACTTCCTGATAAACCCATGTCTACCGACAAGATTGTCCTTCTTGGTATGACTGCTGCTGCAATGTTCGCCATTCTTGACCTTGTTGCTCCCTCTATCAGCACATCTGTCCGTCAAGGTGCTGGTCTTGGTCTTGGGTTTAACCTTGTTGGTTTCCCTGCCTAATAAAAAATTTTAATACATTTTGAATTAATTTTATCATTACAAAATTTTGATTTTTGTAATTTATAACTATTTAAACGTTGTATTTTAAAAAAATATAATGATAGATGTTTAAAGAGAAAACATCTAAAAAGAGAAATCATGTAGTTGATAATTCTAAAAAAAATACTACTCTTGATGCTAGACATCAAGAAATGATAAAAGAAATAGAAAAAGGTGTTATCGAAAAAGTAAAATTAAAAGAAAAAAAACAAGATATATTACATAAAATATCTATTTGGAAAGAAAAGATAAGGAATATTCACAATAATAAACAAGATAATACACCAGAATATCAAGAAGCTTGGACCAGTAATATTTATTTTAATAATAAATTACGTCTAATAAATATAGAATTAAATAAGTTATTAGATGAGAATAAAGAAATAGAATATTATGAAAACACAGGAAATATATTATTCGATTACTATGATTTAATTGAAAATCAAGAATCTATGGTTACAAATATAAATGCTATAGATATTGATGCTGATATAAAATATATGAAAGGAAATAAGAATAAATCTCTTCCACCCAATCAAAAAAATATATTAGAAGCTTTTAATTTAACAAATATTAAAGAGGATATTTCAAATATAGAAGATTGTTCAGATGTAGATGAAGAAGACTTTGAAAATAAGAAAGATAATATAAAAGATAAAACATCTTTAGTAGATGAATATTTATTTGCTATTGAACCAAACCATATCAAATCTAATAATAATAATTCCTTAGATACTTGTCAATTATGCGATACTCAATTATTACTATTATTGCAAGAAGGTCTTATGATATGTAATACATGTGGATACCAGGAATTACTTTTGGTAGAACAAAATAGACCAGTTTATAGACAAGCAAATAAAGAATCATCACATCAAAGTTATAAAAGAATTAATCATTTTAATGAATGGGTTAGTCAAATTCAAGGTAAAGAAAGCACAGATATTCCAGATGAAATATTTGAAAGGATAGTCCAAGAAATTAAAAAAGAAAAAATAAGAGATACTGGAAAATTATCTTATAATAAGATGCGTGAAATTTTAAAGAAACTAAAATATAATAAATATTACGAACATATCTATTATATAATTTATCGATTAAATGGAATATCTCCACCAAACTTTTCACCAGAATTAGAAGAAAGATTAAGGAATATGTTTAAAGAAATTCAAGGTCCCTTTTTAAAACATTGTCCGGAAAAGAGAAAAAACTTTTTATCCTACAGTTATGTTTTATTCAAGTTTTGCCAATTATTAGAGAAAGATGAGTATTTGAAACATTTTAGTTTATTGAAAAGTAGAGAGAAACTTCACGTTCAAGACCAGATATGGAGAAAAATATGCGAAGAAGTTAATTGGGAATATATACAGTCTATATAAAACTTAGGGCGTCTATAGTAAGTAAATTTTTTTTCTCCCTATATAATATTAATAATATGGGTGGTGGCTTACTTCAACTCGTTGCTTACGGTGCTCAAGATGTTTATCTTACTGGTAATCCTCAAATTACCTTCTTCAAGGTTGTCTACCGCAGACACACCAACTTCTCTATGGAATCCATTGAACAAACCTTCAACGGAACTGCTGACTTCGGTCGTCGTGTAACCTGTCAAATCAGTCGTAATGGTGATCTTATCCACCGTATGTACCTCCAAGCTGGTATCCCTGCTGCTGGTGCCGGAAAACGGTTCTGTGATGACTTAGGTTATGCTCTTATTAAAAACATTGAACTTGAAATTGGTGGACAACGTATCGACAAACAATACGGTCAATGGATGTATATCTGGAATGAACTTTCATTAGACTCTGGTAAAACTACTGGATTCAACACTATGATTGGTGAATCTCTCGGGTGGAACTCTACAGCTACCACTCTCTATATTCCTCTTGAATTCTGGTTCTGTCGTAACCCCGGGCTTGCTCTTCCCCTTATTGCCCTCCAATACCACGAAGTTAAGGTAAATCTTGAATTCCGTGCTCTTGCTGAATTAGCTTATGGTTCCGCATACGCTCCTACTAGTGTATCTCTCGCGACCACTTCTCTTTGGGTTGACTACATCTTCCTTGACACTGATGAACGTCGTCGTTTCGCTCAACTCAGTCACGAATACCTCATCGAACAACTTCAATTCACAGGTGAAGAAACTTCTTCTTCTAAGGTTAAGCTTAACTTCAACCACCCTGTTAAGGAACTTGTTTGGGTCATGCAAGACGCTTCTCTCGTTGGTTCAGGAACCTCAAACCACTGGATGGACTTCACCATTTCTACTGCTAACCCTGTAACAACTGCTAAACTTCAACTTAACGGTCACGACCGATTTGCTGAACGTGCAGGTGATTACTTCGCTCTTGTTCAACCTTACCAACACCACACTAACGTCCCTGTTAACAAGGGTATTAACGTATATTCATTCGCTCTCAAACCTGAAGAACACCAACCTTCTGGTACCCTCAACATGTCCCGTATAGACACAGCTGTTCTTAACTTAACTTACAACGCTTCTGCTGACAGAATCCAAGTATATGCTACCAACTACAACGTGCTACGTGTCATGAGTGGTATGGGAGGATTGGCATACAGTAACTAGAATGTCTAAAAATATTTAATTTTTTATTTAGTATTTAATTTTTAAATAATGCGTATATTCTTTAAAATTTTTTTCTCCCTATATAATATCAATTAATATGGGTGGTGGCTTACTTCAACTCGTTGCTTACGGTGCTCAAGATGTCTATCTCACAGGTAATCCTCAAATTACCTTCTTCAAGGTTGTCTACCGCAGACACACCAACTTCTCCATGGAATCCATTGAACAAACCTTCAACGGAACCGCTGACTTCGGTCGTCGTGTAACCTGCCAAATCAGCCGTAATGGTGACCTTATCCACCGCATGTACCTCCAAACCACTCTTACAGAAACTGACGTTGGTACAGGTGCCAATGTTGGTCTTACACTAATTAAGAATGTAGAACTTGAAATTGGTGGTCAACGCATAGACAAACAATACGGTGACTGGATGTACATCTGGAATGAACTTTCCCTTCCCTCTGGCAAGACCTCTGGTTACGACGTTATGGTTGGTGCTTCATTTGCCCAGAACACAACAAGAACTCTCTACGTTCCTCTTGAATTCTGGTTCTGCCGTAACCCCGGGCTTGCTCTTCCCCTTATTGCCCTCCAATACCACGAAGTCAAGGTAAATCTTGAATTCAATACTGAAGCTTCTCTCGGTGCTGGTACCTTCACCATGGGCACCACCTCTCTCTGGGTTGACTACATCTTCCTTGACACTGACGAACGTCGCCGTTTCGCTCAACTCAGCCACGAATACCTCATTGAACAACTCCAATTCACTGGTGAGGAAACTGTTACTGGTGGTTCTAACAACAAGGTTAAACTTAACTTCAACCACCCCGTCAAGGAACTCGTATGGGTAGGTGCTGCTGCTTCTAACACCTTCACTTACCTTGCCCCTGGTGTTGCCAAACTCCAACTTAACGGTCACGACCGATTTGCTGAACGTGCTGGTACATACTTCACCCACGTCCAACCTTACCAACACCACACCAACATCCCCTCCACAGAAATCTCTGTCTACTCCTTCGCCCTCAAACCCGAAGAACACCAACCCTCTGGTACTCTTAACATGTCCCGTATAGACTCTGCAGTTCTTAACCACACTCCTAATGCTTCTTCTACTGTTCTCCGTGTCTACGCTACCAACTACAACGTCCTCCGTGTCATGTCTGGTATGGGTGGTCTCGCTTACTCCAACTAGACAGATAAACAATATTTTGTTAAATTTTTATTTTTTTCAAAAACATTTTTTAAAAATATGTTGAACTTTTATCTGAAAATAAAAAAAAATGATTTAAATTATTATACTTAATTATATTAAAATCTAAATATATACAATATTTAAGAAATGTCTCAGCAACAAATTGCTTTATTTATATTTCATAGAGATTTAAGATTAAACGATAATACATCTCTTATTAAGGCAATTAAAGATGGATATAAAGTCTTACCAGTATTCATATTTCCTCCTGAACAAATTGACCCTGAAGTGAATAAATATTTCTCTCATCCTGCAGTTCAGTTCATGTGTGAATCATTACTTGATTTAAATGAGAGTTTAAAACAATATGGTTCTCGTATTCATTTCTTTAAAGATGATAATACTACTGTTTTAGAAAGAGTATTAGAAGAAGCACCTATTAAAGCAGTATATTCTAATGAAGATTATTCAAAATATGCTACAGAAAGAGACAATAAAATTAAAAAAGTTTGTGATAAATATAAAATAGATTTTATACAGGATGAAGATTATGGATTATTACCTTTAAAAGAAGGATTAGTAGATGATGAAAGACCTTATCGTATATTAGCACAATTTTATAAAAGAGTTTTGTCAAAACATACTATAAGACCTGTTGATAATTATAAGTTTAAAAATAATAACTTTGTAAATATATCATTCTCAGATGAATATTCTGAAAAAGATATTTCAAGATTATATATCAAAACGAAAGAATTAGCAATTCACGGAGGAAGAACTTTAGGATTGAAAATGTTAAAAAAAATAAAATATTTAGAAAAATATAAAGAAGAAAGAGACTTTCCTGCTTTAGAAAAAACTACAAAAGGGTCTCCACATCTTAAGTATGGTACTGTATCTATACGTGAAATGTATTGGACTATTGAAAAACTATTTGGTAAAGAACACGATATTATACGTGAGTTAATATTCCGTGATTTTTATATGAAAATATATGCTCTTCAACCTGAACTACAAAGAGGTGTAGCGTTATATGATGCATTTGATAAGAAAATACCTTGGAGTTACGACAAAAAATTATTTAATGCTTGGAAAGAGGGTAATACTGGATTTCCATTAGTTGATGCTGGAATGAGAGAATTAAATACAACAGCACATCAACATAACAGATTACGTATGCTTTGTGGTAGTGTTTTAACTAAGTATTTCTTAATTGACTGGAGATGGGGACTAAAATATTATTATCAAAAACTTGTAGATGCTGATATATTTAGTAATACAGCAGGATGGGGTTTTGTATCATCAACTGGTCCAGACGGTGTTCCTTACTTTAGAGCACCATTTAATCCTTATACTCAATCCAAAAAGTTTGATAAAGAAGCAGAATATATAAAAAAATGGGTTCCTGAACTAAAGAATGTTGAACCAAAAGATATACACAAATGGTTTGATTCAAATATAAGAGACAAATATGATGTATCTTATCCAGAACCAATTGTAGATTATAAAGAAGCTTCGTCAAGAGCATTAACTGTCTTTAAAAAAGCATTCTCAGAAAAATATAATTAATTAACTAAGCCTTATCTTCATTTTCAATCATATCTTTTACTAACATATCAAAAGTAGTTTTAGGTTTCCATCCTAATTGTGTTTTAGCTTTTGAAGGATCTGCTTGTAAATAAGGAACTTCTACAGGTCTAAAGTATTTTTCATTAATTTTAATACGAATAATTCCAGTATCTTTTTCTTTTCCAATTTCATTTACTCCTTCTCCTTCCCAAACAATTTCTTTGTTGTAATATTTAAATACTTCTTCTACAAAATCACGAACACTATGAGATGTTCCTGTTCCAATTACAAAATCACCTGGTTTATCTTGTTGTAACATTAACCACATAGCTTCTATATAATCCTTTGCGTGTCCCCAATCACGATAAGCATCCAAATTTCCTAATTCAATAAAATCTTCTACACCTTTCATTATTTTTTTTACACCAATTACAATTTTACGTGTAACAAATGTTTCACCCCTTCTTGGAGATTCATGGTTCATTAATATACCATTACTTGCATGTAAATTATGACCCAACCTATACATTCTAACAAAGTAATAACTTGCTAATTTAGAAATAGCATAAGGAGATACAGGATTAAAAGGTGTTAATTCATTCATTGGCTTATTATCATTATTTTCTCCATACATTTCACTCGTACAAGCTTGATAAAACTTTATTTTGTCTTTTGGTAATGGTATAATATCACTATTGATTGTTTCTAATAAATACATAGTTCCAATAGCATTTACTTGTGTTGTAAAATCAGGATTTGAAAAGGATACCATAACGTGTGATTGTGCTGCTAAATTATAAATTTCAAACACATCTATTTCATCACAATTATGTTCCTTAAATATTTTAGTAAATACATTAGTAATACTTACTAAATCTGTCATATCTCCGTAAAATAATTTAAATTTAGGATCATTGTATAAATGATCTATACGTTCTGTATTGATACTTGATTTACGACGTATAATACCATATACGTAATAGTTTTTTTCTAATAAAAACTCAGATAGATAAGAACCATCTTGTCCGTTTATACCTGTAATGAAAGCGATTTTCATAATTATCAATAATGGAATGAATTAAAGTTATTTAAAATTAAATATACTTATATTTTTAAATAAACAAAATGTCTAAAAAGAATATTTTAATTACCGGAAGTGGTGGTCTTGTTGGTAGAGCATTAAAGAATGTTATAGAGTATAATAATAACATATATGGTGATTTATTAAAATATGATTTGGTGTATCATGATGAATTATTATACAATTATATTTATTTAACAAGTAAAGATGGAGATTTGACAAAAGAAGAAAATGTTAAGAAAATCTTTGAATTATATAAACCTGATATAGTAGTTCATTTAGCAGCAAATGTAGGAGGATTATACAAAAATATGTATAAAAGGGCTGAGATGTTTGAAGATAATATATTGATGAATACATATATATTGAAATACTCAAGAATATTTAAGGTTAAAAAGATTATAAATATTCTATCAACTTGTATTTTCCCAGATAATATACAAATAACAGAAGACAACTTACACGATGGACCACCTCATCCATCAAATGAAGGATATGCTTACGCAAAACGTATGGTAGATATACATTCACGTATATTGTTAGAAAAGAATGATATTAAATATATTAATTTAGTTCCAACAAACTTGTATGGGTTTTATGATAATTTTAATTTAGAAGATTCACACGTAATTCCTGCTTTAATTCATAAATGTTATTTAGCAAAATCATCAGGTAATAAATTTATTGTTGCTGGTAATGGTTCTTCAAAAAGACAGTTTTTATATTCAAATGATTTTGGAAGGATGATATATAAATGTATAATAGATGATAATATTACTTCAGGAAATTATATATGTTCTCCACCAAAAAATACAGAAATATCTATAGGTGAAGTAGCAAAACTAATAGCAGAAAATATGAATTATGATACAGAACTACAATTTGATACATCTTTATCAAACGGTCAAGGTAAGAAGACAGTATCTCCAAGTAAAATATTTGAAAAAATGGATTTTACAGACATTAAATCAGGGTTACAAGATACAGTATTTTGGTTTATTGATAATTATGAAAATATTAGAAAATGATAATTTAATAATTTAATAATTTAATAATTTACTAAAAAATATAACTACAAATTTTGACAAAAAAACTAAATTTTTGAAAAACTTTTCTAAGATCAATCAAGCAAATTAAAAAAATGTAAAAAAAATGCAAAAGTTTTTCCCGATTTAATTTTTTATTTTAACAATCCAGAATAATAATAATTTTTAATTTTTAATAACAAAAATATCAAATAGGACAGTAAGGAAAAAAATTCATTCTTTCCAAGAAGCACTTTTTTAGAATATAATATAACTTACTAAAAAATATAACTACAAATTTTGACAAAAAAATAAAAAAAATAAAAAAGAAATTTAAAAATCAATTTTCAAAAAAGTTTTTAAAAAAATCAAAAATTTATGTTAAATTTGTAGTTATATTTTTATTTATTTATTTATTTATTTATTTATTTATTTTTCTATTCAATTATTAAAGGTATAATTATCAATAAATGAACTGGTTTCTATATATAATTTTATTAGTTGTATTCTTATACGTAGGATATCTTATAATATTTAATTCTCGTAAAGCTTTTGTTAAGAAAGACTTAGCAAGTATTGATTCAAATGATGTAGATGCTACAGGAGAAACTCCTTCTAATGGTAAAGTAAAAGGAGTAGAATCAGATGAAGCTATAGTAAAAACTAAATCAATTGAAGAATATTATAAGAAGAAAGATGTAGATGGTTTAATTCCTACTCCTACTAAACAAAAAACTGATGGTAAAGTAATATTATCTGCTGTATCAAGAACAAGATGTTTATCAACTGATGTTCCTATAGCAAATATTCCTATGAATTATGCTTCCCAATCTAAAACACATCTTAGATAAATGATATAAAAAATTGATAAGTAATAAATAATTAATATAAAAACAATAAAAAGAAACACTTGTATTTAAAATGCACACTGGCATTATTTCTTTTTGTGATCGCATTTCATTTAATGTTAAATCATCTGATACAAAAGATATTATTTTAAATGGTTTGGAAAAAAAGTATGGAATACGTATTTTACAAAAACATTGGTTCGCATTAGATGATAAACAATTTGAATATATTAATAAAATACCACATTTAGTATGTGCTCGTTCAAATGGAAATCCATATTTCTTATATTTCACGAAATATGAAGATGTAAATCAGATAATGTATATAGACAAGAAGGTTCAGCCTGGATATGAAAAACCAAGGATTATTTTATCGAAAGGACAATTTGACGATGAAATATTTGAAAATACTTTAATTGAAGGAGAGATGGTAAAAGATAATAAGAAACAGTGGATATTTTTAATAAATGATATTTTATTGTATAAAGGAAAATATTTAAAAGATGTATATTTACAAGAAAGACTTAAATATGTTTATGAGATGCTTGAAAAACACTATAAATCTGATGATATAATGGATGTATGCCAGTATCAAGTAAAGAAATATGTTCCTTGTAATAAACAATCGATTATAGATTTATTACAATTTACAGAGAAACTACCATATACAAATAGAGGTTTATACTTTATGTCTCAGAGTATGAAATATAAGCCTAAGTTAATTAACTTTAATGACGAATTAATCAAATCTGTATTTAGAAAGGTAAAAGATAACCCAGAGTTTATAGAAAAGAATAATAGAGAACAAAATAAAGAAGTTGAAACTTCTATTTCAATATCTATTCCAGTATTAACACAAAAAGAAGAAATTAATACAGAAGAAATAGTTTTACAAGATAAAGAAAAACTATTATGGTTAAAGAAAACAGAACAACCAGATATCTATGATTTATATGAGAAGGATACTGCATTAGATAAAATTGGTATTGCTTGTATTCCAGGTTTAAGAACAAGTAAGATGTTACGTGCTATCTTTAAAGACCTGAATGTAGCGACTGCTATTTGTTTCTTGTGTGAATATAATTCAGTTTTCAATAATTGGACCCCTATTAAAATTATAAAATAATATAACTACAAATTTTGACAAAAAAATCAAAAAAATAAAAAAGAATTTTAAAAATCAATTTTCAAAAAAGTTTTAAAAAAAATAAGAATTTTATGTTAAATTTGTAGTTATATTTTTATATTACAAATAGATTTTGATATTTTTTTATAAATTTCATTAAACTCTTCATTCATTTTTTCTATATCAATATTCTTTACATGATTGTATTTTAGATATATAATATATTTATCATCTTCACTTACTTCTATAGTTAGAAATATACGATTATTATATTTATATTGAATCTTGTTATATTTTATTTTTGAGTTTAATTCTATAGAACACGGAAATCTATGTGTTGGTAAGTTTTCTTCTTGAATTACTTGTATATATTCTTTATTATATATCTTATCATTTATACAATTACGTTGAAATACTTTTTGAAAGTCATTTGATATATCATATTGGTATGTTAAGTTTTTATGTGAATATTCTACAAGTAATTGGTCGAATCTATTTTTAAATAAATTAAGAGGGATATTTGGTAAAGTAGTCCATTCTAAATCTATAATAGTACTGTCTTTCTCTATTGTATCTGGAGTAAAGTATAATTCTATAAGATTTGTTTCTTCTGTTATCAATTCTTTTAAATTCATTTTATACTTGTTTGATAATAGTATTTTGTATTTAATAATTATAATGTCTCAATTTTTAAATATAATATAACTATAAAAAATATAACTACAAATTTGAATAAAAAAATCAAAAAAATAAAAAAGAATTTGAAAAATCAATT